GCTTATAACTATCCCGTATTCTTTGGGGACTTCCAAAGGTTCTGGATTGGCGAGGCTCTGCCCCTGAAGATTGTTGATATGACTGAATATTACAAGATCTCTGATCAGGTAGGATTGGCTGTACTCGGACGTTGGGCAGGCAACTTGGCTGCTATTTCTGGCGATTATCCTATTCAGCACATGAGATGCGCAAGCACCTAGAATGAAGGTTAAGTTCATAAAGGCTACTGTTGAGAAGTTTAGGACATACGGCCAGGGGGGTATTTACGATATCCCCCGGGCCGATGCCCTTTACTACATCAAAATAGGCAGGGCCGAGAAGGTCGAAGAGAAGAAGCCGAAACAGAGGCCGGTGAAAATAAATAAAGTTAGGGCAGAAACAAGACCCGTAAAGTGAGTTTACAACTAATCACGGCACGAACAGAATGGCCGGTAGAGTTACCGGAGGTTAAGAAGCATTTGGAGGGTTCGGCGATAACTGCCGACGATGCGTATATCCAGGAGCTTATATATGTAGCTACCGACGAGGCGGAGAGGAATCACGACCTTACACTAAATGAGGCTACATACGACTTACTTCTCGATGACTTTCCCGATGTTATAGAGATATGGAAATGGCCTATCTCTTCGATAACGTCGGTGAAATATACCGACACTGCCGGGGATACCCAGACGGTGGGTTCATCGAATTACTCTACTGATCTGTATTCTTATCCTGCCAGGATTATCAGGGCCGACTCTTATACGTGGCCCGATGTTAAGGATTCCGAGGCTAACGCCGTACAGGTGCGTTTCGTTACGGGGTTCACCTCTCCGGCGGTTGTTCCTGGCGATATCAAACAGGCACTCTATTTAAAGATTGCTGAGTACTTTGATAAGCGTGAAGATTTCGGCCAGCGATTCGGGCGCAGGAGCGATAGGATATTAAGAACTTGCAAATACCGGTAATATTCCGGGGATGAATTGCGGGGGATGCCCCGGTTTAATTTTTAAGATATGGCAATGAATGTAAAAAGCGGGATAGCACTAAATGCGGCAGCGGTGACGGCGGATGATACGGCGACACTTGAAGCTGCGGCTGTTATTTATGTTGGCGGTGCTGGTAACGTGAAAGTGGACACGAAGGGCGGTGATGCCGTAACCTTCAATGGTATGAGTGCCGGGGATATCCTTCCCGTTCTCGTGACGAAGGTATATGATACGGGAACCACGGCCACGAATATGGTAGCTCTCTGGTAGATGGCTAAGTCTCTGACAAGTCGGGCAACGGGCAAACATGCCGAGATCATAGGCATAGAGCAGGTACACGATGTACTGAACAAGCTACCCCGCGACCTGAATAAAAAGGTACTTACCCAGTCAATACGGGGCGTATCGAAGTATATACAAGAGGCTGCCAAATGGAATGTACTACCACATTCCAAGAGAGTATCTAAGCAGATTAAGACATTTAGCGTTAAGCGTAGTCCCAGGCCCGCAGTATTTGTGGGATGGAATAAGCGACAGGCAAATAGGGACTACCGGGCGGCGAATACAGAGGCAGAGAAGAAGTGGGCTATCATGGGAGCATGGTGGCTCGAATATGGAACGCGAGGAGTTTCGCGCAGGGGCAAGAAGGTCAGGCAGATTCAGCCCGTTGGATGGTTTCGTAGGGCAGTAGACACGAAAATAGGGATAACAGAAAGGAATTTCAAGAAGATTCTGGCGGCAAAGATTAACGGACTCCTGGACAAGTACATAACAAAACATGGTTGGTAGCGCAATAGAGAGTATATTATCAGGAGTGGGGGCGCGAGTTTCTGCGGGTAGGATACCCCACAGGCGGGGAGCGCAGCATATTGTGTACAGCCAGATTTCAGTAGTACCGCACAATGATAAGGATGGTGCGAGTACATACGACAAGTATAGATTTCAATTAGATATATACGCCAGTAACTACACGAGTTGTGATACCCTGGCGGCAAGCGTGAGGAGTGCGCTGGATGATTATTCCGGGACATCGGAAAGTGTGGTCATTGACCGGATATATTTCGATGGCGAGTTTGATGCTACGGAGTTTGAGTTCGGCCCCGACGGTTCACGCGAAGATTATTTCAGAAGGACTCATGATTATATAATATATGTTAGACCATGAGAGTAAAACTTACAGAGGATTGGCACACACCCTCGGGGATGTTCTTTGAGAAAGGGACTATCCTGGATATGCACCCCGTTGAGGGTAACGCATTGGTGCGCGAAAAGAAAGCAAAGAAGTATAAACAATTTAAAATACTAAAATAAATGGCAAGCACGGGAAAATTAAACGGGCATGACCTATTGGTATATGTGGACGGGGTGGCCCTGACTCATTCGACGAGTTGTTCGGTTTCGATTAGTATGTCTACGATATCGGCGACCACGAAAGATTCAAATAAGTGGGAAGATATTTTGCCCGGAACTAGGACATGGTCAATGAGTTCGGAGAATAATTTAGCACTGGATGCGGCGAATGGAATAGAGGAAGTATTTGCGATATTGGATGATGCAGATAGGTCTGTTACTGTGAAGTTCGCCACGAGCGATGCTGCGGACAGATTCTTCTCGGGGACTGCATATATTACTGAAATAAGTGTAGATGCCCCAGATGAAAGTCCGGCGACCTTCTCCATATCATTTCAGGGGACGGGAGCATTAACATTATCGGCAACGTAGAATGGTAAAAGAGATTGAGTTTGGCGGCGAGGTGCGCCCCGTCAAATACGGGTGGAATGCACTCGCTACATTTGGTGACCTCTCGGGGACGGGATTAAATGATCTGGATAAGTTCGAGACAGAGATGCACTTCTCGGATGTACTCTATTTGATTTATGCCGGACTGAAAGAGGGCGCACGGGCGGACGGCAAGGACTTTGACTTGACGGTTCAGGATGTTGGGGATTTTCTTGACACTGAGAGCGACAAGATTCAGGAGTTCTTAGATGTGTTCACCTCACAGATGCCGGAGCAAAAAAAAATGACGGCCCCGTAGGCGGGGCATTGGATTTTGACCTCCTGCAAAGTGTGGGTATTGGTCAATTAGGAATGACAGAGGATGAATTCTGGGCCATAACACCGAGGGCATTTTTCAATGCAGTGGAGGGGTTTGAATCTTTGCGCAGGACTGATTTAGAGATAGCGAGATTACAGACCCTTTTTTCTGTGAATGTGTGGAGCAAAAAGCCGATACGCGACCCACGGCAGTTATGGAAATATCCCTGGGAGACGGGGGTAAAAGGATTGAGTCGGGATGCGGTACGTGAACAGAGAGATCGGGCAAAGAAAGCAATAAAGAGATATGGCGGATAAAGTAGCGGGGTTATTATTTAAGATTTCTGCGGACACTAAGGCTCTGAGGCAGGGATTCAAACAGACGCAGACTGCGACCCAAAAGCTAACCAAGACCGTTAAGGTTCTTGGGGCTACAATGATCACGGCATTTGCCGGGGCTATGGTTATGCGGGGGTTCAGAAATATGGCGCAGATCGTCAAGGACTTTGAACAGTCCATGGCCGATGTGAAGGCTGTAACCCGTGCCACGGGATCAGAATTTGAGAGACTGGAAGACCTTGCCAAGAAACTGGGGGGATCTACTAAATTCACCGCATCTGAAGTCGCCCAATTAGAGAAGGAGTATGCTAAATTAGGCTTTACTGTCTCCGAAATTGAAAAGGCGGCAGAAGCTACGCTGGATTTGGCAGCAGCGACGGGGACTGATCTCGCCAGGGCCGCCGAAGTTGCCGGGGGGATTATTCGTGCCTTCCAGCTTGACGCCTCAGAGACACAAAGGGTGACTGACGTTATGGCTAGCTCCTTCACGAATACGGCACTTGATATGGAGAAGTTTGCCGAAGCGATGAAATATGTGGCCCCGGTTGCCGCAAGTGCCAACATATCCCTTGAGGAATCTACGGCTCTTATTGGTATTCTGGCCAACAATATGATTTCTGGCTCACAGGCAGGGACTTCTCTTCGCAAAATAATCAATGAATTGTCTAAGGATGGGCGTCCCCTGCGAGACAGATTGCGCGAACTCGCAGATACTGGTTTAGGATTGGCCGATGCAGAAGACGAGGTAGGTCAAAGAGCGCAAACGGCATTACTCGTCCTAACAAAGCAGCTAGGGATGCTTCCCCGCCTAACCACGGAGTATGAAAATGCTGCGGGTGCTGCTAAAGAAATGGCGGAGGTTCAGCTTGATACTCTTGAGGGGCAGTTGGAAATTTTAAAGAGTGCCTATCAGGGACTGATTATTGAATTGGAGGGTTCTACGACCTCAATGGACGATGCTAAAAGGGCCGTTGGAGGTATGGCAACAGCATTAACATGGCTTCAGGGGAATTTAGATAAGGTCAGAATAGGCCTGACTAGTTATTTGGGCGCGCTCATCCCCGTTTATGGGCAAATGAAATTATTTCAGGCCTTATTCGGTGCTGAACCTGGTGCTGGCGTTGGCCCCGGATTTTACAGGAAGAAAGCTCCGGGCCCCGGATTTATGCAAAAACCCCCCATTGGGGGCGGTACTAGCAAAGGTACTAGCAAAGGATATACTCCCCATCCTCTACCTGGGCAGAAATTGGGCACAGCCCCGACTCCGAGTTTCACATACGGGCAATTCAAGCCAGCGGCGATTATCCCAGGAGAATTAAAAAATATGCCACCATTGTTAGACGAGATACAACTGGCATGGAAACGGCTGGGAGCCACCGTGCGCGAGGAGTGGCGAGATATGGGGTACGGCTTTCAGGAGTGGGCGAATCTGATGGTTCACGCGATGGACATAATGAAGGGCGCAATGGTTGAATTGAGGGCGCAGCTAGTGGAGGGATTTGTTCAGATATTATTATCAGCAGATAAATTTGGGACATTTAAAAATGTTTTACATGGATTATTAGGGACTATTGCCAGTATTGCCGGACAGCTTGGAAGGTTGGCAATAGGCATAGGAATAGGAATAGCAGGAATAAAAAAGGCACTTTTGTCTCTTAGTCCGGGCGCAGCGATAGGCGCGGGGTTCGCCCTCCTGGCTCTTGCGGGTGCTGCAAAGGCCGCAATGGGCAGACTTGGCTCATGGAACCCCGGCGGTGGTGGCGGTGGAGTTTCTTACGGTTCATTCTCGGGGGTAACTGCCGGTGGCGGTGGTGGTGGTGGCATGACCCGCGTAGACGGGAGGTATTTATCAATAGCGGTCGATAGGGGTGCTAAATTTAGATCGGCATTAACGTGAGCTATGGTAGCAAATATAAATTAAGGTGGATTGATCCGTATGGTGATACGGTAGAGGTATATATCAAAGAGAAAGGATATAGTGGTGACGGAACAATAACATCATGGTCGAATCGGAGCTTTGATACCTTCACGTCGAGCGGCACATCAATAACCTCAGCCATTGAGGCAGCAGGAGCTGGCCTTGCTTTTTCTAATACATTCCCAGTAACTTCCGGCGAGACATATTTCATTTACGTGCCCGATGTTGTTATTAATAGTGGCGAGTATCCCTATATTGGATTTACTTTATATAACGGAGGAGCGTGGGCTGGGGGCATCACTTCATCTAATCAGGTTACTCTCTCTGCCGGAGATAATTACGTTGAACTTACGGCGACCGATACAGATACGGTGGGCATCTGCTATAAGGTGGATGATGCATCTGATAGTTCATGTGGCTCGGTTTATATGGGGATGGCATATGTGAATGCCAGCGGCAATCCCGCGGTAATAACCTGGGACACCCCCTCGGATGATCCCCACGAACCCATCAACGGATCATTCTGTATGCTCAATCTGATGAGTGAAACAGACGGGCAATTTTCAGAGTTATACACTTCGGACAGGTTAAAATATAAAATAGAGGTATTAATAAACGATGCAAATTATTGGCATGGATTTATTTTGCCAGACCATTACCAAGAGCCGTATGAATGCTCTCCCTATCCCATTGAGATAGTGGCAACAGATCAGCTCGGGTATATAAAGAACGTGGAGTGGAATCACTCCGATAATACTACGATATGGCTGGCCCTGACGCGATGTCTGGAGGAGACGGGACTGAATCTAAATATACGTGAAGCGGTAAATATTTATGAAGATGCACACGACCAGGCAGCCTCAGATTCTCCACTAAATCAGACATGGATAAAGACTTCGGTATATGATGAATTTAGTCATTATGATGTACTGGCCGACTGCCTGAGAAAATTCGGGGCCGTATTGAAACAAAAGGATGCTGAGTGGCATATCCTTGTCGTCGATGATATGTCCGGGAAGTTTAATCTCCGATACTGGACACGATCACAGGCAGATCTATATGTGTATGATTCTGTTGCCGAATATAATCCTATTGTATCTACGACAAAGGCTACTGATGATCCGCATGTAAGAATAGGGCAACCCTCTTCAATGTTCATCAATCCGGCGTGGAGGAAATATAACCTTATTCAGAACTACGGTGCACTGACCGAGACCTTTGTGGATAATTACGACTTCACGACTTGGACGACAAGTACCGCCCCCACGCACTGGGATAATACAGGGAGTTTGTCTGTGACCAGGAATGGGGACAGTGCTCATGTGGCCTATATAACCTCGGCAGACTACACTAAATACATAAGCCAGAGTTTCGACTTAACACAGGACTCTGATCAGAGGATAAAGTTTTATCTAAAATACGTCGCCGGAGGTATAACCGCCGGTACGCTTTATGTGAAACTGGCCCTTATAATTACTGAGGGGGGGACAGATTATTATTATAATGTCTCCACTGGCGCATGGGGTGCAGCACCAGCATATTATTCTAAGGGATTCGGCATAGCTCAGATATTTGAGGAGGAGATAATAACCTCTTCCATTGACCCCTCTTCCGGATCCTCGACTTTAGAGGTAAGGCTATACGCCCCAGTCAATGCCAGCTCTAATGGATTTGTGACATGGGATGAAGTCAAGATGAGCCTCGTCGATGAAGAGGGATCGGGGTATGTGGACTACGATACAGAAACCGAGACCGCAATAACGGTAAGGGAGGATAACAACTATGACCCCGATGACATTACGTTGTACACTTCTGACGGGTCTGATGTTTCAAATACCTCACTGATATTTGACGGGGCATTGTGGACGGATTCGGGACTGGATACGGCGGCAATAAGCTGGCGGGGGTCGCGCGGCGGGGGAACGCTTGCCGATATATTGCAATACTCAAGGAAGAGGCAGCATTTTTATCCGGCGCAAACGCTTAATCTTACACTATACACCCCGTATGATTCATTTACGGTAATAGATACGATAAAAGAGATAAAGAACGGGCATAGGCTTTTTATGCCCAAGAGGGTTGATTATGATTTAAAGAACGCACAATGGAATATAGAGGCCATTGAATTAAGTAACGATATGATACGAACAGTAGTAAAGACAATAGGGCATCCGGGAGAGACGGGGACGGATTACACCTTTGATGGTGATGCCAACTCAACCGCACAGAACGAGGAGATCGTTGATGTAGTTCCGGCCAATGCTAGGGTGATCGATGCTATACTGGTAACTACCGAGGCATGGGACGACGGCATAGATATGGCCCTGGGTACAGCTTCAGCAGGTACACAGTATTTTGCGGCCACGGCGATGGAGACACTTGGCGATTTGGGGCAGCAGAGTACGGGCAGCGTATTTATAGCTAATATCTCTGGCAGCGCATCATCTTTGTGGATACAGGGCAACCCCGATAACAACTGGGAAGATATAACAACGGGGGAAACATCTTTGATTGTTACATATATAGATAACGACCCGGTAAAATGAGTAATACAACGTTAACGGCAGATACTGGTGCGGGTGATACATTGACAGCAGTTTTTGATGTCGGGGCGACAACGGGACCGCTTGACTTCGTCACGGGAATTAATGCGGGTGAGTCGGGAGGTACTGACTGGATAATAAACGCATATCTGTGGAGTGAGACAGGAGGGGGTACTATATCAGTCGTGACGGGTAATGGGTTTACTGGCAATGCATTGAGGTTTGATATTAGTGCTGCGGGGGATGTGTTAAGGATAGCCACAGATGCAAACGGGGATAATGTATTTGCACCGGGTAATTCATACGAGATTCAGGTAAAATGCAGGGCCAGTATTGATGATAGTGGCGGGATGGGAATACACGCTTACGGGGGCACAGTTAGCGACCCGCTTATACAAAGTTCAGAACCAACGGCCGTACTCAGCGGAGCGGCGCAACTTGCGAATGTTGATGGGACATCACTAGAACTAAAAATAGCAAACTACTCGGCGGGTAGTTGGTGGTATGAAATAGATGAGGTTACAATAACAGACATAACAT